GACCGCTACGTCAAGCTGACCTCAGTGACGGGCATCGCGAACAAGATGCTCGTCTACTGCGAAGGCGAATACATGCGCATCACCGACACCTCGCAGACCGGGGCATCGGTGGTGGGCGTGGTGCCTGGCGTGAACGGCACGCAGGCCATCTGGCATGAAACGGGGGCACCGGCCTATTTCGGCCTCCCCGCCGATTTCCCGAATGGGCCGAATGGACCGGCATTCAACGATCTGCTGGCCTCGGCGGCCAGTGTGTCGACGGCTTCGGCTGGCTATGCCGCGGATACCTACCTCGTGGGGTCCGCGGTGCCTGTGCCGCAAGCCGGTTTCACGTCGGGGATGCGCTATGTCTGCAAATTCGACATGGTGAAGACGGCGGCCGGCACCGCCACACCAGCGGTGGTGCTGCGCATCGGCACGGCTGGCACGACGGCGGATGCGGCGATTCTCACGTTCACATTTGCGGCTGGCACCGCGGCCGTCGACACCGGCACGTTTGAAATCAACGCGCACTTCAGACTGGCCGGCACGGCCGCCGTCATGGCGGGCACCTGCGAATGTCGGCACGCGCTCGCGGCCACCGGCCTCATCGCGACCGGCGCGTCGGGACAGGGGCAGATCGCGGTCGTGTCGTCGGCCTTCGATGCCACGCCGGCCTTGACGTTCATTGGTGTCTCCTTCAATGGCGGCGCCTCATTCTCTGGGACCAACACGCTGGTCGAAGCCGAGTTGAAAGGATACTGATATGTCAGGCAGTCCACAGGCTGGCGGATCGTTTCTGCCCTCGTCCGATTACGACCTCACCGGACAGATTCGGCTCGTGCCACCGCAGGCGGTCAACGCCCCAGTGATTGCGACGTTGAAATCGAACGTCAGCACCGCCGACGTGACGACCGGCTACGCCACCGACACCTATCTGGCCGGCTCGAGCATCGCGGCGCCGGCGATGGGCTTCACGGCCGGGATGCGCTACGTCTGCACGTTTGACATGGTGAAAACAGCGGCCGGCACGGCGGCGGCCACGGTCATCGTGCGCATCGGCACGGCGGGTGCCGTCGGCGACACCGCCATCCTGACGTTCACCTGGGGCGCTGGCACGGCGGCGGTCGACACCGGCACGTTCACGGTCACGTGTCACTTCCGCACGGTCGGGAGTGGCACGGTGGCGGTCGTGGCGGGCACCTGCGTCTGCACCCATGCGCTGGCGGCGACGGGGCTGGTGGCGACGGGCGCATCCGGCAATGGCCAGCTGCAAGTGACCTCGAGCGGCTTCGATTCGACGCCGGCCGGTTCCTTCATCGGCGTGTCGTTCAACGGCGGAACGTCCTTCAGCGGCACGAACAAGCTGGTGCAGGCCGAACTGCGGAGTTTCTGATGAATCTGTCTCCTGATCTCCTCGCGCAAATCCAAGCGGCGATTGCCAGTGGGCAGTTGCAGGTGCCGCAGACCGGTGCCACGAACAACGCCGGCCGCTCGCCCTTCCGGCCACGGCAACTGCATGACCTGACGCTGCTGCCCACTAAAGACGATCCGCGGCCGACGTTCAACTGGAGCGCCGACCCTCCGCGCGATGATGGCGGCGAATCGCGGCGCACGTTTCCCTATCCGCGGCTGCTCTGGACGGCCGACGGCACGGAAATCACCGTCCACAGCGAAGCGGAGCACCGCGGGATGGTGGCGCAGGGCTATCTCGAGCAGGCGCCAGGCGACGTGGTGATCGACCAGGCCGAACAGCTGCGGCAGATGCTCGAGGCGCTCTCGCCGGCCGACCGTGCGCTGGTAGTCGACGGGCAGCGACAGGCCCGTATCAAGGCGGCGCTCTCCGCGCTCGAGGAGCTGCCCCGCGGCGAAGCCGACACCATGCTGGAATCACTGGCGGCGAAGGCGAAGCGGAGCGCCTAACGTGAAGATCCACGGCCATCCGCAGAAGACGGATTACGCCTCGCCGGCCGAATGGCCGACCGTCTCATTCCAAGGGCATTGGGTGGCGCCGGGGCTCACGCCAATGCCGATGGCGGGCTTGCCGGGAATCTGCCACACCCACATCGACATCAAGTTTCCCATCTATGCGGAACTGAACGCGCCGGTCGTCTGCACGTTCACGGTGAAACTGTTTCATACACAGGGACGATTCGGCGGGTTCTACACCTCGTTGATTCGGGACATCGTGTGGGACGAGACGGGCAGCGCGACGGTGCCGCCGTTTGTCGGCGATCCGATGGGGCTGGTCGTGAAGACAGGTCGGTTCACGGTCGATCTGGCGATGCCGACGTATTACCCGAACGTGCTGCATGGATGGGCATCGCCAGTGCTGACCGGCGGCACCTCGTATGACAACGGGGATTCCACGCTGCTCGCGGCGCAGCTTCCCTTCTTCTCTGTGCTCGATCCCGCTGTGCCGGAACCGTCGATGGCGAACGGCGGCGGGCCGGTGCTGCGGTCGATGGTGGAAGTGGCGAATACGACGGTCTTCGCGTCGAATACGGTGCCGATCAGTTACGGAGAGACGCTCGCGGAATACAGCAACGAAGTGGTCGAGTTCATTCCGCTGGCGCCAATTACTGCGCCGTGGGTGCTCTCGGGCGGCACGGACGGCTACGGATCGGTCGACCTGCCTCCCGGCATGTTGGAAGTGCGGCTTGATCTCGACTTCCACAACAACGTGCCTGGCACGGTGCTGCATAGTCAGACGGGCATTTCGCATCAGAACGCGACTGTGGTGTTTGATCCGGCCGTGCTGGCCGCCTCAACGCCTCCGGTCGGGGTAGCGCCAGGCACGCACAAAGTCGCCCTCATTCGCCGGCAGACGGATGGGCCAGAAGCGGTCTGGGCGCTGGTCGTGATCGATGTGCCGGTCGGGGCGTTCGTGCCGCCCACGCCTGTGGTCGTGCCGAACGTGATGGGGCAGACCCAAGCCGCCGCCACAGACATCTTGAGCGCCGCGGGATTCTTGGTGCAGGTGCTGACGGAGAGCAATGCGCTGGTGCCGGCAGGGCTCGTCAGTGCGCAAGATCCGGTCATGGGTGTGACCGCCAACAGCGGCAGTCTGGTCAGGCTCACCATCTCGGCAGGACCGATGGCGATGCCGGTTGTGGTGCCCAACGTCATGGGTCTGACGCAGATGGTCGGGTCGAACAGTTTGCTGGCGGTTGGGCTCTCGCCGGTCATCGTGATGGCGAGTGATGCCGCGGCAGCCGGCACGATCATCGCGCAGCAGCCGATGATGGGCGTCTCGGTGCCGGTCGGGAGTCCGGTCACGCTGACCGTCTCGAGTGGGCCGGTCGTGACGCCCTCGCAGTGGGTGGTGGTGACGCCGATCATCAAGAAACTCACCGTGCCTGGCGGGCTGGATCGGTTCTGTCTTTGCGTCGAAGGAACGACTGAGTGCGTCGAGCTCGTCGTCAAACCTGATCCGGGCAGCGTCTGATGGCGTATGCCCTCATCGCGCAAGTCGGGGCCGTCGGGACGAATCCCACGACCAGCAGTATCAACACGACAGGAGCGGATCTCCTGCTGGTGTTCTCCGGGGCGATCAATGCCTCGGAAACGATTTCCGACAGCAAAAGTAATAGCTGGACGGATTTGACCGTGGCGGGATCGACGCTGACCGGCCGCATTTCGTATTCCCGCGGCGGCACCGTCGGGAGTGGGCATACGTTCACGGCCACCAGTGGCGTGAATGGCGGGCTGATCGTGATGGCGTTTAGTGGCAGTGTCGCCAGTCCTGTGGCGGCTGGCACGGATACGGTCGGCAATACCGCGTCAGGCACCTCGCAAGGGTCCGGATCGATCACGCCCCCGGAAACGGACTGTCTCGTCGTCAGCGGGATGACCTACAACGTGGCACCCAACGGGGTGGGGGTGCCGAGTGGGTTTACGGTGCCGAGTGGGGCGAGTATTGACGCCGTGAACGCCGTCTCGTTCGGCTATTACTTCGCCTACGAGATTCAGACCGCGATTGTCACGCGGTCCCCGACGTGGACACTCGACACCTCGGCCTCGTTTATGAGTGTCGCGTCGGTGATTTTCAAAGACACCGGGACGGGTGGCGGCGGCTCGAATTGGGGGCCGATGCTCGGCCAACAACTGAATCGGATCGTGCAGGGCTAATGTATGTCTTATTTGGGCGATTTTCGTCTCGGCGACACGCTGGATTTCAAGTTCACGACCGTGCAGACGACGGGGGCGCCGTTCACGCTCGCCGGCGGTCCCGTCGTCTCCGCATATCCTGGTAACAGCCTCACGGAATTAACCGCTGGCATTACGTTGACTCAGGATTTTGATGGCCGCACCGGTCTGAACAACGTGCGCGTCGTCGCGTCCGGTGGCAACGGTTACGCCACAGCGACGAACTACGAGTTGGTGATCACGACTGGCACCGTGAACAGTGTCTCGGTCGTAGGCTACGTGGTCGGCACGTTCTCCATTGAGAACCGCTCGGCCCTGATGCCGACGACCAGCGGGCGCACGTTGGTGGTCGATGCATCGGGCCTTGCAGATGCGAATACGGTCAAGGTTGGCCCCACCGGCTCGGGCACGGCCCAGACCGCCTCTAATTTGTCGGCGCTCCTCACGACCGCGCTGACGGAGAGCTACAACACCGACGGCTCGACGGGCACGGCGGCGCAGTTGCTCTACCTGATCGTCTCGCGTCTGATGGAGTTTGACATTTCAGGCACATCGATCACGATGCGTAAACTGGATGGCACCACGCAATCAGCGATTTTGACGTTGAACGACGCGACGAATCCGACGACGTGTCATCGGACGACGTAAGTGGCTGATACCGGCAAAATTGCCGTCGAAGGCTTCAGTGCTGGCGCGATCAAATATGTCGTGCTGCAGGGGTTTGTGCCGAATCCATCAGGCACCGTCAATGCCTGTCTGGTCACGTTGGGGTTCGGCGCGGCGAACAGTCACAAAGTGGCGTTACTTGGATTTGTCGGCGTGACGGCCCCGACCACGACGGGCGCCTATCCGGTCTTTGGTGGCACGGTGATCGGATGAGTCAAAAGGATGTCTGCGATGGCAATAGCCTGACGCGCGGCGCGGGGGCGACAGCGGGCCATGACTATCCGACCATCCTCGGGACGCTTCGCGCGGGTGAAACGATTGTCAATCTCGGTGTGGACGGGGCGACAACCACAGATCGATCAGCCGCGTATCCGGCGGGTGCCGCCACCATCTTCACGGCTGGCGCGTTCTATGTGCCATGGGAAGTAATCAATGCGGTGTATTTCAATGTCGATGCGCCGACGGCCTATAGTGACTACGCGGCGTGGTGCAATTTGGCGCGTGCGACGGGTTACAAAGTGATTGCGGTGACCGGTTCGCCGGCGCGTGGGGATTTTCCTGGCACCTCGACGTTGCCAGCCCCGCAGGAAACGAATTGGAATAGTCGGATCGCGACGGTCAATGCGAACATCCGCGCGAATTGGCGCCTCTTCTCACATGGCCTTTACGATCTGGCGCTGGACACACGCTTTCAGAACTATAACGATACGACCTATTTCCAAACAGACAAGGTGCATTACACGGATCTCGGCTATGCCATCGTCGCCGCTGGCGTCAGTGCCGCCATCACGACCGTGCTGACAGCGACGACAGGACATTTCGGCAGCGTGATGGCGGGTATCGCACGGGGGCCGCGTCGATGAGTTTTAATTACGTCGCGCTGGATAGCTCACCGAAGACCTTTGATGCGGTCTTCCATGATCCGGATACCGCGAACAAACATAACGCCGATAGCACGCCCGTCTTCAACGTCTTCGAAGATGCGAATGACACGCCGATTCTGCTAAATCAGTCCATGACGCAGCGCGGCGGCTTCGTGGGCTGTTATCGCGGCACGTTTGCGCCCTCGACGGCGAACGGTTTTGAAGTGGGGAAGAGCTACAACGTGCATGTCTACGGCACCGTGACCGGCACGGTCAGTGGCAACGCCATCTCGGATGATTGGGTCGCCTCGACCTTCTGTGTGAGCGTGGCGGAAGTGGTGCAGGGGTCCGTGCCGGCCACCGTGGCAGGGTCGGTCGCGAGTGTCGTGGGTGATGTCGGCGGCAATGTGATTGGGTCCGTGGGCAGCGTCATCACGATCACGAACATCATTGCGGGCGTGTTCGCCCATGCCTTCAGCGCGGCGTATCGTTCCTTCACGTTTGAACAGATGATCGGCGCGATGGCCGCCTCGCTGCTCGGCAAGTTGTCCGGCGCGGCGACATCGGCCGTGGTGATTCGGAATCTGCAGGATTCGGGTGATGTGGTGACGGCCACGGTGGATGCCAACGGCAACAGGACCGCGGTCACGGTGACGCCGTAATGTTTCCCGGTCATTTCTTTTGCGCGCGCTTTTTCGCCCCTCGGTATTTCCCGAAAGTGGGCGCGGCGCCGCCGCCGTTTCTGGCACAGTGGCAGAATGCCGCCAATGCCTATCTCGGCCCGTTAGGTCGCACGGTGATGGACTAGTGGCGATTCCGGTGAAGAATACGACCGGCTGGGTGGTGGGCGGCCAGATGATCCATGCCACTGATGGCGCGCCGTTTGTCGGCGCCGTCACGGCCTATGTGAGCAAAGACGGCGCGACCGAAGTGCTGGGCACGGTCGGCGGGGGCGTCTGCACCTCCGCGGGCAGCAATGGCTTCTACGTGTATTTCCCCTCGCAGGCGGAAACCAACGCGAATCTGGTCGCGGTGACGATGATCGGGGTGAACGCCGTGCCGCATACCGTGCAGATTCCGACGGTGGTGCTCTAATGGCGATGCCCGTCAGGAATACCACTGGCTGGGTCGTCGGCGCGCAGATGGTCAACGTGACCGACGGCGCGGCCTATGTGGGCACCGTCACCTGCCATCTGACGAAGGATGGCGTGCTGCCGTCGGTGCTCGGCACGTTCAATAGCGGCCTCTGCACGGCGCTCGGCAACGGCTTCTACGTCTACCATCCGACGCAGGCCGAAACCAATTACGGCGTCATCGATTTCACGTTCAGCGGCACCGGGGCGATTCCGAATACACGCCAAGTGCCGACGATGACCGCCGCGCAAGCCGCCGCGATTCAGGTCGCCAGCGGCGCCAACATCTACACCGTGCGCGCGGTCATCACCGATGCGCTGATGGAGATTGGCGTGCTCGAGCCGGGGGAATCGCCGTCCGCGGCACAGGCGAGTATCGGGCTGCGCCGCACGCAGGGCATGATCGACAGTTGGGCGGCTGACCGCCTGACGCTCTCGCTGCAGTTGCGCACGCCGTTCACCTGGCCGGCGAATACGAGCTCAGTGCAGGTCGGGCGTGGGCAGACCGTCGACATGGACCGGCCGGTCTGGGTCAACAATCTCACGTTCGTGGTGCCTGGGACCAATCCCGGCGTCGAAGTGCCGATGGGGCTGATGGATGAAGACGCCTATGCGTCCTTGACCATCAAGAATCTCACTTCACAGTTGCCGCAGCAGGCGTTCTACCAGACCAACGTGAACGATCCGAACGGCACGCTGTTCATCTGGCCGACCCCACCCAGCCTCACGCTGGTGCTCTACACGCCACAAGCGGTCAGTGTGCCGGCGAACTTGAACAGCCTCATGCAGGGGCCGCCTGGCTATCAGGATGCGTTCCTCTACCAGTTGGCGCTGCGGCTCTGCACGCCCTTCGGGGTGGCGGTGCCGCCTCTGCTGCCGCGGATGGCGGCGAGCGCGTTTGAAAACATGAAGAAACCGAATGTGGAACCGGGGTCGATGGGCCTCGATCCGGCGCTGGTGCCAAGTTACGGCGCCGGCTATAACGTGCTCACCGACAGCACGACCTTCAGCGGGAGATAACGATGGCGCAACCAGTGCTCGTCAATGGCATGTCCGGCGTGCTCGCCACGCCCATCTTTGTCAGTGGGCCGTGCAAGCTCTCGGACTACAGCATCTACAATGCAGCGGCGGCGGCCTCCTATGTCAGCTTCTACGATACCCAGCTGGCGCCGACCGTCGGCACGACGGTGCCGAAATGGCAGGTGGGCCTGACCACGCTCGGGAGTGCGCAACTCGCGGACATCGGCCGCGAAGGGCTGCTGTTTCGTGACGGGCTCTGGATTGCGGCGACCACGACGGCGAGTGGCTCGAGCGCGCCGGCCTCGGCGCTGGCGGTGAGTGTCGGGATCAACTAATGCCCTCGTATCCGGGGTTCATTGGTCCGTCCTATCAAAGCCAGTCCTATCTGGCGGATAGCGAACAGTTGATCAATCGGTTCCCTGAAAAGAATGAATCAGAATCGGCGCCGACGCCGTGGGTGCTGTTGCAGTGTCCCGGGTTTGAGCTCATCGTCGCGCCCACGGCGAATTTTGGCGCTGGGATGTTTTCGGAAGGGGGCCGCACGTTTTTCGTGACCGGCTTCACGCTCTATGAATTGACCACCACGAATCTCGCCATTGTGCGTGGCGTCGTGCAGCGTGACGCGAATCCCGTCACGTTTATGAGCAACGGCGATGCCGGGCATCAACTCGGGCTCACCTCTGGGGATCAGTTCTATGTGATGGACCTGAACACCAACGTGATGACCACGGTGCTGAGCCACGGCGCGACGATGTGCGCGTTCCTCGATGGCTTCGGCTTTATCCTCGATGCCAGCATCTCCACGCTGCAAGTGACCGCGTTTGAAGATTTCACCGCGATTGACCCCGGCAACATCCAGCAGCGCACGGCGGGCAGTGACCCGTGGGTGGCGATGTATGTGGTCAACCGACTGGTCTATCTGCTCGGCGAGCACACCTCGGAAGTCTGGTATGACGCGGGCACATCGCCGTTTCCGCTCGCGCCGATTCAGGAAGCCTTCATGCAGCAGGGCTGTGCGGCGCCCTTTTCTGGCGCACGGCTCGGCACCGCCCTGGTCTGGCTGAGTCACAACGAACAGGGGCGCGGGCAAATCGTCAGCGCCACCGGCTACACACCGGGACGGGTCAGCACCCATGCGGTCGAAGGCAAAATCTCCACCTACGACACCCTGTCTGATGCGGTGGCGTTCAGTTATCAGGAGAATGGGCACACCTTCTATGTGCTGACCTTTCCGACGCCAGGGCGCACGTGGTGCTATGACCAGGCGACAGGGCTCTTCCATGAGCGTCTCTATTGGGATACGACTACGGCCGACTGGCTGGCCTATCGACCGATGTTCTATGCCCATCCTGAACGGAGTCTGGTGCAGGACCGGTTGACCGGCGCCATCTATCGCATTGGCACCGATCTGTTCACGGATGTGGATGGCGCCAAAATTCGTCGGGTGCGACAACCGCCGCGGCTCAGTTTCGACCAGAAGCGCTTTGTCACGCACGCCATTCAACTGGTGTCCGACAATGGCTTGGGCGGGCCGGTGGGCGATGATGCCGTGGTGATTCGGCAGACCTCGAAAGATGGCGGCAAGACGTGGGGCGATGAGCAGTGGGCATCGATGGGCGCGCAGGGCGAATATGCCTATCGGACCCGCTGGACGCAGTGTGGGCAGGCACGTAACCGTGTCGACCGGTTCATCGATACGTTTGCGGGACCGTCACGCTGGGTCGATGCGTTGATTGATGTCACGGTGGGGCCGTCCTGATGGCGCTGACGCCCTATCCGGCGAAAACCCCGCTCGTTGGCCCTGATCAGTTGATCAATCAGCCGCATTGGTCACAATGGCTCAATGCGCTGCGGGCGGTGGTGAATGGCACGCCTGGCAATGCGATGCCGGTGGCGTTTGCGAATCTGCCGCAGCCGGTGACGGGGATGATCGTGGTGGTCACGGACGCGATGACGAATGCGTGGGGCGACGTGGTGGCGGGGGGCGGCCTGCTCACAGTGGCGGCCTTTTACAACGGCAGCACTTGGACGGTGATGGGGAAATGACCACGGCGCTCGAGCCGCGCACGATGATTCGGTTTCGGCAGGCGGATGCCTATGATGTGCCGCGGCTGGTCGAGATGCTGCGGCAGTTTGTCACGTCGACCAAGTATCGCAAATTCATAGGCGAGAGCCCTGAGGCGCTGCGCATCTTCCTAGAGGGGCTCCTAGCCAATCCTGATGCCGCCATCTTTGTGGCGCATCGCGATGAGCAGGTGATCGGGATGCTCGGCATCCTCGGCTATGTGCATCCGATGAGCGGCGAGCGCTGCGCCGGCGAATTGTTCTGGTGGCTGGACCCGGAGAATAGAGGCTCTGGGGGCTGGCTCTTGCGACGAGCGGAGAAATGGGCGGTCGCATATGGCGCGACGAACATCCAGATGATTCAGCCCGTCGATAAACCGCACGTTGGGACGATGTATGAGACACTCGGCTACGAAGCGGTCGAGGTGGCGTTCCATAAGAGGCTGACATGAGTGCATTGACCACCGCAGCGATCATCGGACTGGCAGTCGGGGCGGGCTCACAAGTGGCCTCGAGCGCCATTCAGGCGCATCAGACGGGCAAAGCGGTGGATGCGCAGACAGAAGCCGCCAACAAGGCGCTGGCGCTGCAGCAGCAGCAATACCAGCAGGCGCGCACGGATGCGGCGCCCTATCAGCAGCTGGGGCAGTCGACGCTTGGCCGACTCGGGCAGATGGCGGCACAGCCACAGGCGCAGTTCAATCCGTCGAACTACAGCGGCGGGGTGCCTACTGCCGCTTTTCAGTCGCAGCAGATGCCGCAATCTGGCATCGGGCTTGGTGGCGCAAGTGGTGCGCTACAGGGACTCGGCGGGATGGCCGCGCCGGGGCAGACACAGAGTGGGCCGATGCCCGGTCAGCAGCAGATTGCGGCTGGCGCGCAGGGCGATACCGTGACGATTCAGACGCCGGATGGACGCACGTTGCAGGGGTTCCCGCGGGCGAAGGTGCAAGAGGCGATGCAGCGTGGCGCGCGCGTGGTGGGCTAAATGGCTGATTGGTTTGACGAACAGGTGCAGGCCGGCGGCAGTCCTGATCCTGCTGCGGGAATCGGGATGGGCGGCGCGGCCGCGGCGCTGCAAGGGGCAGGCGGAGCGGCCGCGGCTGGCAGCACGACGCAGGCACCAGCAGCCGCACCGGACCAGTCAGGTGGCGACCCGCTGCGCGCGCAGATTGCGCAGTGGGCCTCGATGCCGGGGGCCGATCCGAGTCTTGCCAACGACCCGGAATATTGGGTCAACGCCATCAACAGCCGCGGCGGGCTGAACGCCGGAAACACGCAGTATTGGCAGAATGCGTCGGTAGGGCCATCGGCATTTTTCAACAATCCGAATCGCGAGAGCAGCAGCGCGCAATCGACGCTGGCGAATCCCACGCCACAGGTGCAAGGCAACGCGCCCTACACGCCCTACACCGGGGAAACGAACTACACGCCGGCCGCGATCAATGCGCCGGCGGCGCTCCAGGCGCAACAGGTGGCAGCGCAGCCGGTGGCGGCCTCGGGCCAGATTCAGACGGAACGCGCCGCGGCGCCTGGCACCATCACGCCGGAACGGAGCGCAGCCGCTGGCACGATCACGCCCGAACGCACCGCCACGCCGGATCAGGTGCAGGGACCGCAGGCGCTCAATGCGACCACGCTGGCCAATCCAAGCGGCTTCCAAGGTGTGTCGCAGGCCGACCTCGAGGCCGATCCCGGCTATCAGTATCGGCTGAAACAAGCGCAACAGGCGGTCGAGCAGAGTGCGGCGGCCAAGGGCGTGGCGCGTGGGTCGAATACGTGGAAAGCGTTGATGCAGCAGGCGGCCGACATGGCGAGCCAGCAGTATCAGCAGACCTACGCGAACAAGTTTGGCGAGTATCAGGCGAACACCGCGAATCAGCTGAACTACACCAACGCCAACAACCAGAACACGGCACAAGCCTACGGGCTGACCAATCAATACCAGCAGCAGGCGGCGCTCGCCAATCAGAGTGCCAATCAGCAGGCCGGGATGTTCAATGCCACGCAAGGCAACACGGCGCAAGCGCAGAACATCGCCAACCAGCTGCAGAATCAGCAGTTCAATGCGGGGCAGGGCAACACGGCGCAGGCGACCAACATCGCGAATGCGATGCAGAACCAGCAATTCAACGCCGGTCAGGGGAATCAGGCGCAGGCGCAGAACATCGGCTACACGAACCAAACGAATCAGTTCAACGCCGGTCAGAATCTGCAAGGGCAACTGGCGAACCAGGGCGCGAATCTGCAGGCGGGGCAGTTCAACAATACGATGAACTACAACGTGCAGGCGCAGAACATCGCGAATCAGTTTGCGGCGAGTCAGGCGAACAATCAGAACAGCCTGGCCGCCTACACCGGCAATGCGTCGGCCGGTGTGAATGCCTACAACGCGAGTGTGCAAAATGCGCTGGGGCAGGGACAACTTGGGCTGGGTTATCAGCAGGCTGCGAATCAGTATGCGCTCGGCATGGGCAATCTCGGGCTGGGCTATGCCAATTACGGGCTGAACGCGCAGGGGCAGCAATACGGGCAGGGGCTGTCGACGTTCCAAGCGAATCAGGGCGCCAACCAGCAGGCGTTCAACCAGAACTATTCGCTGGCGCAGTTGGGGCTCGGGGCGAATGGGCAGGTGAACAACGCCGGCCAGAACTACGCGAATCAGGGCAGCAATGCCTATGAAGGCATCGGCAACGCGCAGGCCGGGGGCAGCATCGCGCAGGGGAACAATGCGGCGAGCACGCTGGGCAATATTGGCAACACCGCGCAGCAGTGGGGGCTCTACAACCAGTATTTCGGCGGCGGTCAACAGCAGCAGCCCTATGATTGGTCGACCTCGCCGTTAATGAGTGGCGGCGGAACGCGGTAAGCCATGCCCATCGATAGTTCCATCTACGCGCAGCAACAGCCCTTCCGGCTCAACACGCCCTTTGAGACGCTCGGGCAGATTGCGCAACTGCAACAGCACCAGCAGGTGCTGCAGTCGGCCAAGACGCTCGATCAGGAGCGACAGGCGAAGCTCGCTGAAGATGCGAAGAAGCAGCAAGAAGCCGATCGCTTCAATGCGATCATCGGCAATCCGAATCTGACGCCGGAGAACTTTCTCGAGCAGGTGCGCATCAACGCGCCAGAGCATTACCTCTCGACGCAAAAGAGCTTTCAGGAAGCACAAAAAGCGGCTGAAGACCTGAAGAAAATCAAGGCGGATGCCGATCAGGCCAATGCCAACGTGCAAGTCAAATCGCAGGAATACACGGCGAATCTCGCACGACAGGTCGCCGCGCATGGCAATACGCCGGAAGCCTTTGAGTTGGCGATGAAGCTGCACGAGCAAGCGTTTCCGGGCTCGCAGACGCCTTCTCAGCTCAGAGATTACGTGAAGCAGAAAGGGCCGGATGCGATTGCGCAGTTAACCAGTGCGCTGACGCGCTCGGCGCCGCAGACCTCGGAAGCCGAAGACAAAACACAGACCACGGCGGTGGAGCTTCCCAAGAAGCAGGCAGATGCGGTCGTCGCGCAACAGGTCGCGGCTGGCACGGTCGGCGGGCTGACGCCGGAGCAGCAAGTGCAGAAGACGCAGGGTGAACAGCGTCTGAAACTGGAAGGGCTACGGCTCTCGCAGGAAGATGTGGCGCCGAACCTGACGCCGGAAGCGAAAGACATCGTGGCGCATCAATTCGCCATGACGGGCCAGTTGCCGCCGATGGGCATGGGCAAGGCTGGCGCGAAGGTGCGCACGGACATCATCAACCGTTCCGCGGAGCTCTACAAAGGCCTTGACCTTCCCTCGCAGCAGGCCGCCTTTAAAGCGAATCAGGGCTCACTCGTCAAGATGCAGGGGCAGCGCGATGCCATCGGGTCGTTTGAAGAGACGGCGCTGAAGAATCTGGATCAGTTCTTGGCGACGGCTCAGAAGGTGGTCGATACGGGATCGCCGATGATTAACAAGCCGCTGCGCGGTATTTCCGCAGCCGTGCTCGGCACGCCAGAGCTCGCCGCTTACAATGCGGCACGGCAAACAGTCATTCCCGAGTTCGCGAAGATTTTGAGCAATCCGACACTGGCAGGACAACTAACGGACAGCGCACGCAAAGAAGTAGAGAGTCTGATCGGGCCAGATGCCACACTTGCGCAAGCGGTGGCGGTGGCGAAGATTCTCAAGACCGACAGCGCGAATCGGCGACAGTCGCTGGATGATCAGATCGCCGCTATTCAGAAGCGCATCGCCACGCCTCCGGCCGGCGTGGGGTCCACGTCGACAACGGACGCGAAAGACCCGATGGGGATTCGGCGCTGATGCCTGACCAGACGCTCGCGGCGATGGTCCGCGCGAAATATCCAGGCGCCTATGATGACCTGTCAGACGTGGCGCTTGAGGCCAAGGTCAAGGCGAAATTTCCCGGCGTCTATGATGACCTGCCATCGTCAAGCGCCACTGGTGCGCATCCTGAAGCCAAGATGAGCGCCGGTGCCCATGTGCTGGGCGTGCCGCAGCAGACGCTGCCGGCAGATGCGGTCGATGAGAACGGACAGAAGCGTCTTGTGAGCCCTAAAGTGGCGCAGTTTATGACGACGCCGTTGGCGCGTCCGACGGGCATTGATGCGGTCGATTCGTTCCTCTCGCCATCCAGTTTGGCGCTCATGGCGGCGCAAGGCGGGATGGCAGCAGCGACCGCGGCACGGAGCGCGGTCACGAATTTGACCGATACCGTAGGCGAGAAATTGGCCGGCAAACTGCTCAAGTTCGTCATGCCCAGCATGTTGAAGAAGCCGGCCGAAGCGGCCAGTATTCTCAGCGACATCGTGGAGGCTTATAAATCTCAAGGTAAGCCTGCTGGCGGCGCGGCACCGGCGTCACCCGTCACGGTGGCCCCTGCTGCATCAAGTGCACCGCCCGCAGCCGCGCCACAGACAGCAAGTGCACCGCCGATGCCAGCACAGGCTCAGAGTGCCCCTGTGGCGGCACCAGCGCCTGCCCCTGCCACTCCGGCCGGGGTGCCCATGTCACGGCCTGCCGCGATGCAGGCGGCCTTAAAAGCCTTCTCAGAGGCACAGGAGACACCTCGGCCGGCCGAAGTGTCCAATACCGCATCACTCATCGCCAAAGGGACCGCGCCGGAGCAAGCCTTAAAGGTGGTGCTCGGGAATCGGGCGCCGATGACGCCTGCGGAAGAGTTCGCCGCTAAAATGGGCACGCCGAATGACGCCGCGATGACGGCCGACATGCGCAACCGCTATCAGCGTGGGCAGAAGTCGCTCCGCGCTTACGGAAAGGACTGACCCTTGTCTGCTGGGACTCTTGCGCCCTACGCCTTTCCGCAAGCCTTCGATGATGATGGCGATCCGCTCGACGGCGGCCTGCTCTTCACCTATCAGGCCGGCACCACGACGCCGGCGACGACCTACACCGATGCCGATCTACTGGTGCCGAACACCAATCCGATCATCCTGACGGCCGGTGGCCGCTACAAGATTTACCTGGGGCCGCTGAGCTACAAGTTTGTGCTACAGGATGCCGGGGGCGTCGTGGTCGACACCACCGATCCGGTGGGCAGCGTCGGCCTCATCACCTCGGGCGTGGTGACAGAATTCTCGTTCTTTGGCGATCCGACCTCGCCCATTACGGCTACCACGTATCCGAGCGGCGCGACGTTTACCAGCTGCCACGCCGGCACGGCCATCTTCTCGCTCGATAGCGCCACACTCGCCACGGGCACCTATGCCCTGAAGGGGATGCTGCTGAGCACGGCCGGCGATCTCGTCTCGGCCGCCTTCGTCAATCTCAGCGATGGCAGTCCAGACACGCCGATTGCGGCGATGACGAGCACCAGCACGACGGGCGCGTCCGTCACCTCGGGTGTGATTCCGTTTGCGCCCGGTGGCGCCGTCAAAAGCTACGGCATCAAAACCAAAGTCGCCGCCGGCTCGGGCTTCGCCTGGGCCTTTCAATTGGTCCGACTGACATGAAGCACATCTGGCTCTCGCTGATCCTCGTGTTCATTGCTGCGTCGGCCGTGCAGGCACAACCACGCCCCGGCGCCTTTACCACCATCGTCGCGACCGACACGTCACCGACCGCGGTCTGTGTCGGCTGCCCGATTGGCGTGGCGACACCAGCCGTGAATAGTGGTCTGATTGCGCAGAGCATCACCCTGCCCACGGGTGCGCCGACCGTGACCACCAACAAGCTGTATTCGGTGAGCGGATCGCTGTTCTTCAACGGCGTTGGCTTGGCGTCAGGCTCGAGCGTGTCCGGCACCACGGGGAAACTGAGCAAGTTCACCAGTGCTACCTCGCTGGGCGATAGTTTGCTCTCGGAATCCGGCACGGCCGTCACGGTCGGCGGCACCACATTGGCGCTCTCCGGCCTGATCACGGACACGGCCTTTGGTGCGCATCTCTTCAGTGCCGCGGGCACGGGCGGCCAGACGCTCACCCTGCGGAATACCACGGCCGGCACAGCCAATGGCTCGGGCCTGAATCTGGGCAGCGATGTCATCAATCAGACGTTGGTCGAAGCCTACTCCTCCACCTACACACCCGCGGCCTATCGTGTGGCGAGCGGATCATCGTTGATTGGGCAGGGCACCGGCGGGCTCTCGCTCGTGACGACGGATGGCGCGGCCGTCATGCGGTTCTACACGTCGGCCGCGGAACGGATGCGGCTGTCGGCCGCCGGCGGGCTCAGCATCGGCAACACCGTGGACCCTGGCGCCGGCTCCCTGCGGCTGACGGGCAATAACACGGTGCTCGGCAATGAGGCGATCACGGGCAATCTGTCGGTGACGGGCACGTCCACGCTGGGCGCCACCACGACCGGCGCCATCAATGCCACGACCGTGACCACCAGCGGCGCCGCCACGATTGGCACCAGTGTGAGCTCGGCCACCTTGACCACGACGGGCGCGGCCATCATTGGCACGACGCTGAATGTGGGAGGCTTGGCGACCGTCCCGCTGCGCTTCGCCATCGTCTCGGCTGGTGCCGGGGTCACGGCCGTGGCGGGGCAGATGGTGCTGGCCAATGGCACGTTCAACGTGACGCTACCAGCGGCCACCTCGGGCGCCGTCGTGGATGTAAAGAATGTCGGCACCGGCGTGATCACGGTGGCGCCGGCGAGTGGCACGCTCGATGGTGCGGCGAATTATTCGCTGAGCGTGCAATACCAGTCCGTCACGGTGGTCGCGGACGGCACGAACTGGTTTATTCGTTAGCGCGTCAGCAACCAGACCACGCCTGCGAAGATCGCCAGCGCATAGGCGAAGTCGTGCAGCCACTCGAGCGCGTGCGCCGTCATGCGAGCTTCGCGGCAATGCCGTCGACCACGGCGCCTTCGGCCTGCACCTTGGTGCCCTGCGCCTGCAGCGCGGCGACAATAGCAGCGTTGTCAGCAGCGGACGAGCCCTGATGCGAAGCGATGAAGGCGTCGACCTTCGCGGAGAGGTCGGCGAGTTTGGCATCCTGCGCTGCAATGTTGGCGTCCTGGGCGGAGAGGGCATCGGTGACAGTCTGGTCTACGGCCATGATCATAATCTCCAGTTCGAGTAGTAAGACGATGACGTGCTCGAGAGTCTTAATCTCGCGCCCATCGTGGCAGCGGAACGGCGGTTTCTTCTTCGTGGGCGTGCGTTTCGCCATCTGCGCTTTACCTTAACACGGGCACCGGTAGTTCTTCTCTGAGAATTGCGCGGGTCGTCTCGATGAAATAGCCGGAGGGCGGCATCGGGCATTCCGTGATGATGCGGGTCAGGATACGGTCGATCAGCGCCTCTTTTTTGGTCATAGTGTCACCGCCGCGTGCTCCGCATCAATCTCCTGAAACGCTTCCCGTGTCTCGAGTAATTCACCTTCCGCCCGGTAGAGCCGTTTCTTCAGCAGCAGAAAGAAATCGTCGTCGGGTAGCGAGAGCTCTGTTGGGCTGAAGACGAGGTAGTAGCGCAGGTAGTCGCTGTGTTCGTTCACGGCTTGTTTCCTCCGTAGTTGTGCCACCACTTCCAGCTGCCCCAGCGGTTGCCGTGCATCTTCTTCATGGGTAAAGCTTCTCAATCTTCCCGCAGCGCGGGCAGTTGATGATGTAATACCAGCGTCCATCGGTCTCATCTCCACTGCCGATACAGATCCATGTGTGCCAGAACCAGCAGAGGAATCTCATTGGGGCGTCCTGTCCTGCTCAGCGGCACGCACGGCCGCCACCAGTTCGCCAATCATCTCTTCGGCTTCATATTCAATTGCACAGATTGGGCTCATACAGGGCACGGCACCGAGGCCGCGTTCTTCGCAGCAATCAGCATGCGCGTTAAAGCGACTCGCCCGTAGCCGCGCTTTCAAGTCCAACGCTCTGGCTCGGAGGTCTTCGGTCATGTCCTCTCCGTGTCTACGGGGTCCGCAGGGGGAAGCGGTTGCCAGTCACTCATTCTGTGTGCTCCTTCGCGTGAGCGGGGGAGGGCGATGGTTTGCGCGGCGGTGAGGGCCACGGAGCCAGCGTCTTGATGCCAAGCGCCTGACGCATCATCTTCGCGGCTTTCTTGAAGCCGACCAGTCGAATGGCTTCACCGAAGGTAATGAAATCAGTCTGCATCATGGCCGCTCCTTGTCCGGTGGGGGAGCCGGGGAGGGAGAGGACAGAGCCATGAAGTCGTGAGCCCAATTCTGTCGATAGATGCAGGCTGGACAATGCCAGCCGTCATGGTGAGCCACCAGCACTGGATGCGTGCCGCTATCGCCCGCGCCACAGGTGAACGGATGCACGTCGCCCCGCTCCTGCCACTGGTTCAACGCCACGACCTGTTCAACCGACCACGGAGCTTCGATCATCATGGCTGTTCCTTAGCAGGCGCTGCCGACGCACGTGGAGAGGCCAACCGAGCGCGGAGATATTCGATTTCGTGTTGGCAAGAGCGCCAGTTCTGCTCCAGCTTCGCAATGCGCTTCTCAGCGTCGGCTTTGTAGGCATCGGCATCGTCACAGGCTTGGTGATAACTGACTTTCCAGTTCACAGCCTCGGTGTCCCTCTCTGGGGCGTCGGAGGAGGCACGCAGGCGCTCGACCCCTTCACGCACCATCTTGCAGTCAGGATGCACGCAGTTCTCGAAGGCTTCGTAGGAGCCGTCATCAACGTCCGGCCAGTCGATGCCAGCGTTATGCTTCCAATGCTCCACCGAGAACAGCGCGTTCGCGCCGACTGCTTCGTAATGGACCTTTTCCGCGAACTTGAGAAGCTGATCCAGCGGTTGGGCTTCCCCGGCGCGGACAGGATCAGTCATGGCTTCACCTCAATGAACCTGGCGCACACGAGCCGTGGGACACAACTCGCCGGGATGGAACGGCTCCCAGCCGTCAGTGCGCCAGATTCAACTCGCATCAGCGTCATAGCCTGCCACGGCCAGCAGCTGAAACTTCATCCCGCGAATCGCCGCAATCTGTGCCGGTGTCAAGGCGCTGGCCGGTGACGCGACGAGCACGCCATCCTTCGCGGTCAGCGTCACGCCGGCATTCTCGAGCTCGAGTGCCAGCGCAATCGCCTCTTCCTGCACGATGAGGCCGCCCTTGAGTTCAACGGCGCTCACGATATGCCTGTTGCGCAAGATTACGGCAAGCCTTACATCGAAATCGTGACTGCTTGTTCATCTGTTCAATCAACTTCCATTCGTTGCATTGGGAACAGAGCCGATGTGTGGGTGTCTCTCTGCCGATCCTTAACTGCTGTAAATGAAAAGCAGTGTGCTCGCCGTGCGTCATCACCTCTAAATTATCTGGATGATTATTGCGAACATTTCCATCGATGTGATGCACCACTTCATCAGCGGCAAGCTTCCGTCCTAGTTTTTGCGCGGCAATCTGTCGATATTTCAAGATGTAGCGGCCAGTTAGTCGCCGACTTGGCTGCATGGCTAAAATCCGATGTCGTCGGCGGTGAGCAGCGGCGTAGCTTCCGGCACCGGCTGCGGAATCGGCGCAGCGACCACGGCTTCAGGTGACATGAACTCGCGCACAAATGTGCGGCCATTCTTCGACGCAGTTACCGCCACCATAGGCTGTCCGCTCGTCACAAGTCCCTGTGCCACGGCAGTCAAGTCGTCCTTAGTGATGTAGAACTCTTCGCCCCGATGCGTGACGATAATCGACTTCACCGGACCAGTGCCAGGCCGGATGGCTTTCAAGATATGCTGATCTAAAGGCAGGGCGTCTCCGATGGCCTGTTCCGCTGGCGAGGCTGGCGCAGGAAGCGGCAACTGGAGACGGGCGACCGGAAGTGGCTCGACCACCACCGCGCCAGGAATGGACGCCACCTCCGTCTCGTCCAGCATCCCGAGCCCGCAGATCGCCAGCGTGACGCGCCGCTTCGCTTTCGTCTCCGCTTTCATCATCGCGTTGGCGCGCGCCTCACCTTTCAATGTGGCAATCGGCACGGCTCCGATATTCTCATCGGTGCGACCGGATGGCAGCGTGGCGCGGGCGGTGACGATGTAGCAATCCTCCATCACTTCGCGGGCCATAATCTGCACGCTCACGCTATGCAACTGGCGCAACTGCTCCGTCGCTTCCCGGCGCGCATAGAGCACTTCCTTGCCGTTCAGCACGATGTATTGGAAGGGCTGCGTGAGCGGGTTCAGTCCGACTGATTCACAGACGGCGTTGTAATAGCTCACCTTCTGCTGTGGCGTGAGCTGGCGCAAGTCGCCATGAATCAGCACGCGCTCGATCAAGGCAGGGTCGATGGCCGCAGTCGTCAAGGCAGTCGTCATGGCTAAAACCTCCACAGAGTCGGGTGAACGGCATCGTAGCGGCGACGCGCGCGCCATTCCTGCCAGCGGCGCACAATCGCCTCGATCAGAATCAGCAGCATCGTCATCGGCGCTGCTCCACGATGTCGGGATTGAATTCAATCGCCAGCGCCAGGATGGGCTGGACGCTGCTCATGCTCAACTCGGCGAAGTAGAACGTCTTCAGCACCGCCGCGATGTGCTCCAGCCGCTCAAGCAGTGCCTCGGCATCGGCGCGGATACGGTCATGGTCGGCGGCGAGCTTCTTCGCGGTGGCGTTCCAATCCGCCAAGTCTTCCACGCGCACACCGATTCGGTTCGCGACGATGGTCATCACACGTTGCACCTGCTGCTCTTCGCTGAACTGCGTCAAGTTCACCGGCTCGGTGTTCTTCACCGATTCCAGTTCATCGATGCGATTGTTGAGCACCGACAGACTGCGGCGCAGCAGGGCGTTCTCGGCGCGTGATTCCTTCAGACGGTCGATGATGTTCTCGACCAAGCCATCAGCCCTGTCCATTTCTTCGGCCAATTTGATGGCCTCGTCAGCCAACTTCGTCGCCACTTTCACCGTGTCCTTCATGGCGTCCTCATGCTCTTGGCGCTGCTGAAACTGCTGTAACTCATCACGGTGGTCGTTCGGCGACCAGCCAAATGTGCTCATCGCAGCCTCCATAGAATGCGTCGGCATTTCGCGCAGCTGCCGTCTCCGTCATCGAGCGGATCGGCGGACCAATCGATGTCGTAGGGAAACTCAGGCACGGACAACCCGCAGATCGTCTTCGTGTCATCGGTCGGATTCAGCGAATGAATCTTCGTCGGGCGATAGCGCTCTTCTATCGGCTCGTTCAGTCGCCACGTCACGAAGCCAGTCATCGCCAATCCTTCCCTTCACCGTCGTAGCGTGCCGCGGCACGCTCGTAGGCTTCGTCGTAGTCTGGGTCGTTGCGCGGGTCGGTATCGATGATCGTGGCGTCCACCACTTCGATGTCCGTCACCTCGCCGTAGAGCTTCTTCTTGAGGTGCTTGAGCACTTCCTTCTCCAGTTGCGTCTTCTGCTGCTGCGTCACCCAATCGCGCGGGTCGTCGCCTGCGTCCACCGGCACGTCAATCTCCAGCCGCAGTTCAAAGCGAATCGTGGCGCTCATTTGCTCTCCTTCACTTGGTCGTCATCGTCTACTTCTGGTGGCCGCTGCTCGATCACGTTCGCGCCGTTCCACCGGCACGCAGGGCAGCGGAAGATGTCGTCCGTGACGTGCTTCACAGCACCTTCGCACAGGGGGCAGTGGTAACTCATCGCGTCACCGCCTTCGTCTTCGAGGGGCAATCGTCATCGCAGGTGCCGACCACTTCGCCGCAGTCGTCGCACGTCTCCGGGTGCTCCCGCAGATACTGCGCCTGCTCCTGCGCCAGCCATTCGCTGTAGCGCTCCTGCAGCCGGCCGTCTTCGTAGCGGCGCGCGTCCTGCGGCAACCACCGCAGGAACGCTTCCGCGCGTTCGGAGGCATCCTCGTAGTTGGGCGCGCCACCGTCTGTGAACACCGGCCCGAAGGCGACGTCGCTGCTGGAGCAGTAGAGCGCAGCCATCGACTGCAGACCGTCGTGAAGAATGCGAACACCCATGTTAGTAACCCTCCGTCACGGTGAAGCCGTCAGCCCACAACTGCTCGGACAGGTCCACGATGTAGCGCGGCTCCACCACTAGCGCGCCGGCAAACCATTGCGCCTCATCGCCGACATGCGCCTCGAGGTGGTGGCGCGCGTTGTCTGTGGTCGGACGCAGCAGCCAGAGACTGCCGTGGTCGGTGACGATGTAGTCAGCCAGTTCGCGTGCGATATCGTTGGTGGTCATCGGTCCTCCTGATTGTCGGCCGCCGCGTTGATGGCGCACTGCAACGTGCAGTAGTCGCCGTCCCAGCTATCCGTGTTTGGCTCGCCGCAGTAGATGCAGGTGTCTGGCTCTTCAGCCTTCGCGCACGCATCGCACAGTTCGATGTCCTGTGGCGGGAACAGGCGCGGCGTCGGCGTGCCGCAATGGTCGCACTTGGTTTCGTCGGCGGTGAACGTGTTCGTGATGTCCATACAGAGATTAGAACACAGGAAGCGCTACGTGTCAACAGGCAATTTTCGAGTGTTTTTCCCAGCGTTTCTTGCGATTTTCGGCCAGGGTGCGGCGCGCGGCCTCGCTCTTCTTCTTCGATTTCACCGAGCCGCCCTTGCGGCCGAGTGCGACGGCGTGTGGATTTTTGCGTGGCATAGCCTGAACACTAATCGTTTCCTGTTGCATCTGTCAAGCGGTTCCTGTATCGTGCGCGCATGACGACCGAAATGAAAATCAAGATCCGACACGATGGCGGCACGACGCTTGTTCTGTCGCTGGACGAAGCGCGTCGATTACGCAATTGGCTGATCCGAGAAAAGAGCGTGACGAACTCAATGGCAATGCTTCAGCGTGACCTACTGAGCTATGACAAGGAGACCGACTACGCGCAGGCGTTTGGCGCAGAAGTGATGCCGAAATGACTGATACCCAACTCACGCTGGAGATGTTGGCGACAAGTGAAGCCGAATTGCTGGAACGCTGCGCCTACCTCGAGACGGTGGTGTGCGACCTCAGCATCGTCTGTGCGGACTTGGCTGTCGACCATGCGCACTTCGAGACGCTGGCGCGCGGCTGGATTAGCGAGTGTGCGCTGCAGCGGATCGTGAATCAGCGGCTGCGGGATGAGCTCGCGCGCTACACGGCGGCGCAGGTGGTCTAATGGGAGAAATCGTGGCGGATTGTGTCGATCATATCGCCGGGGAACGCGAGCTTGTGGATTGGGATCGTCTCGTCGATGGGCAGGTGGTGACCTTCCGTAATATCCCAGTGATGTATCTTCGACGTGCCACTGTTGAGGAATACTACGCCCAACATCCGACTGCACGCGGCAGATTCAATCCGTCAGAGCGATTCTTCTGGTTAGTGAGTATCGATTGAATCTGCGCCGGCCGAACATCAGCGCGAATAAAACGGACCTCGCGGACCTGCTCGCGCTCCAGATTCGCGCGATGCACCTGCCGGCGCCCGTGCGCGAATATCAGGCGCTCGAGGGCCGCAAGTTTCGCTGCGATCTGGCGTGGCTCGAGGCGAAGGTGTTTGCTGAGGTCCAGGGAGGCGAATACATGCAAGGGCGTCACTCGCGTGCGAATGGCATGGCGGCCGATTATGAGAAGTGGAATCTGCTGACGCTCGCCGGTTGGCGCGGGTTCTATTTCACTGGCAGTCAAGTTCGCAGCGGCGCCGCGATTGACTTTCTCACGAAGGTGTTTCATGCCCTCTGATTTCGAGACGCACATCAGCGACCTCTGCGACCAGATGAACAAATTGTGCGAGCACGAAACCTACGCCGCCGCCATCACGGCGCATCTCCTGGTGGCGATGACGATGCTCACCGATGCGGAAGAGAGCGGCGCGCCGTGGCCGATAGAAGTGCAGCTGATGCTGGCGCTGATGGGGAAGTTCTGCGCCACGATGCGGGTCACGGCCAACGAGGACGAGGGCACGTCGACCCAGGTGCATTAGGTTCCATTTCTGACACACCGCTATATGTAGCGGCTTGTCACCTCGATGGGATGGGCGTATCGTATGCTCGTTCCTGCATCGGCTCACGCTGGCCGGCGTGCTCGCCACTGTCGTGCTCTCTCACGGCGGTGGGGCCGATGCTCTTTCACCCAGAGAGGGGTGTTTGATGTCCGATTGGTCGTCTGTGCTCGACTGCACGCAAGCCGGTCCTCGTTCCACGCTCGCCAACGCCGTCTCTGTTCTCCAACACGATCCGCAATGGGCCGATACCACCTTCTGGTATGACGCCTTCCTCGACCGCGTGCTGCTCGCGAATAGCCCCGTGCGTGAATGGCGCGATGATGACGATACCCGCCTGACGGTCTACCTCCAGCAATCGGTGCCGATGGCGACGATGAGCGAAGCCCACACCGCCTCTGCGGTGCGCTACGTGGCCCGCCAGCGCACGAAGCACTGCGTGCGCGACTGGTTAGCCACCTTGCGCCATGACGGCACGCCGCGGCTGGAGAACGCCCTGGAGCGCTATTGGGGCGCCACGGCCACCGAGCGGCAGCCTGCGGAGTATTTACAGGCCGTCAGCGCCAACTTCCTGCTCGGCATCGTGGCGCGCGTGATGCTCCCCGGCTGCCAACTCGACACGATGGTGATTCTGGAAGGCGCTCAAGGCATCGGCAAATCGCGTTCCCTGCGGGCGCTCGGCGGTGCCTGGTATATGCTCGCCTCCGAATCCGTCACGCACAAAGATTTCTTCCAATCCCTGCCCGGCAAGCTCATCGTGGAAATCGGCGAAATGGATTCCTTCACCCGCGCGGAGCGCGAGCGCGTCAAACTGGCCATCAGCACGCCCGTCGACCGCTGGCGCTCGAGCTATGGTCGACGGGCCGAAGACCATCCACGACAGTGCGTGTTCGTCGGCACCACCAATCGCGACGACTACGGCAACGATGATACGGGCCTGCGCCGGTTCCTGCCCGTGCTCTGTGGGGCCATTGATGTGCTGGGCCTGACGCGCGACCGTGACCAGTTGTTCGCCGAAGCCTATCGGCGCGTGCAAGCCGGCGAGCCGTGGTGGCTGACACCTGAGCAGCCCACACTCGCCGTGCAGCGTGACCGCCAGGCCGATGACGTGTGGACCACGGAGGTGCTCGAGTGGCTCATCGGCAAATCCGACGTGACGAGCGCAGAGGTGCTGAGCGGTGCGCTGAAAATTCGCACGGGCGATATGACCCGCACGGAGCAACTCCGCGTCGGCAGCATCCTACGTCTCGCCGGCTGGAAACGGCAGACCATTCGCCGTGCCGGCCTCCCCATCAAGGCGTGGGTGACTCCTGTAACCGATGAAATGGTCGTGTAACCCGTTGAATAACCATAAACGGTTACACGCAAATTGTTGATTCTAAACACTTGTAACCATGTAACCTATGTAACCTATATATGCCTATACACATGCGCGCGCGCACGGGAGTCCACAAAACCCCGGTTACGAACGGTTACGGTTACAAGATGAGCTACGGAATCACTTGACACCTGTGCCATCATTTCGTAGCTAAACCACAATCACAACCTGAATGGCACGTAAAGGCGGCACGCCCGAAAACCTCATCCCTGGCCATCGGCCTGGCCGCGGACGTCCTAAAGGCTCTCCGAACAAGATCACGCGAGAATCGTGGGACAACGAGGTGCGCTACCTTGCCCATTCCAATCTCATCGATGCCTTTGAGGCCGTCCATGGCAACAAACGCTCGTTCACGCTCCGCGAACTCCGTGCGATGCCTGAACGGATTCAGCGTGCTATCTCGAGCGTCAAGGTGCGCACTGAAAACCTTACACCAGGCGATGACGCGCAAGACACGACTATCGAAATCAAACTTTGGGACAAGACGAAGGCGCTCGAGCTCGGCGCGCGGGCGAACGGCTGGCTGAAGGACAAGGTTGAAGTGACGCTGCCCGAAGAGCAGCTGTCACGATTGGACCGCGCGAAGATCCGCGCACGGAAGGACGGCAGCGAATGAAGACCGCTGTGCAATGCGAAGCGAGCGACCTTGTGCGGGCGCTGCAAGACATGGCCGACCGCACGAAGCCGTTCACCGTGTCAAAGGCTGCCGACTGCGTAGGCATGAGCATCGTCACGCTGCAAAATTGGATTGCCTGCGGGAAGGTGCAGACGCTGCCACCGCTGCATGGCCGCTGTTATGGCAAGCGCGTGCCGCGCACAGAACTCGCGAAGATCCGCGCGAGGAAGCAGGACGAATGAGGCGCCATAAGGTTCTCATCAGCCGTGCGCGTCTGCAACGTGTCGAGCGTGAACCTGACATGAAGATAGGCTGGCGCTACCGACTCCCGCAGCGCTTTGAAGTAAATCTGACGAGCGTATTCCAGCCGCAAAACATCGCCTCTCTGTCAGGTGAAATTGTGTTCATGGATTCAACTCACGCGACCGTCCGTGTCGAGCTTGAATCTACACTTATTAGACCCGGACGATTCGCATGATGCCGCTGCCGGCGTCCGACGCGCGCCACTTCGAGAACGAACTCCACGACTGGTGCGGCGAGCTCTACGCCGATCCACTGGCCTGGGTCCGCGGCGCCTTCCCATGGGGCGAGCCTGGCCCGCTCGAGCCCTACTCCGAACCCGACATCTGGCAGTGCGAATTCCTCGAATGGCTCGGACATGAAATTGCTCAACGTCGATTTGATGGCGTCCACCCTGTTATGCCAATTCGCGCAGCTGTTGCGAGCGGCCACGGCATCGGAAAGGGCGCTCTCACGGGCATGGTCGTCGCGTTCATCATGTCGACCAGGCGCAACGCGAAGGGCGTCATCACCGCCAACACGGGTCCGCAGCTCCAAGACAAGACGTGGCCGAGCATCACGACCTGGGCCAAACGCGCCATCACCGCGCACTGGTTTGAAATCAATACGTCCATCATGTATCGCAAGGGCTACCGCTCCGAGTGGAAGGTCAGCCCGCAGACCTGCGACCCCGATAACAGCGAATCGTTCGCCGGCCAGCACAACGCGGCGTCGACCAGCTTCTATGTGAACGACGAAGACAGCAACGTGCCCGAAGTGATTCACGAAGTGCAGGAAGGCGGCTTAACCGATGGCGAGCCGATGCAATTCCTGTTCGGCAACCCGACGCGGCGCCGTGGCAGCTTCCATGACATCGTGTTCGCCGGCAAGTCACGCGGCTGGAAGACGTGGATTATCGATGCGCGGGATTGCAAGTTCCCGAACAAGGCGCTGATTGACGAGCAGTTGGCCGAGTGGGGCGAGGACAGCGACCGCTTCAGAGTGCGTGTGCGCGGCTTGCCGCCGAATGCGGAAGATGCGCAGTTTATTGATTTCATGCGGGTGCGCGAGGCGCAGAAGCGCAAAGTGGAGGTGCTGGATGACGAGCCGTTGGTCGCCGGATGTGACCTCGCATGGGGAGGGAAGGATTCCAATGTCATCCGCTTCAGAAGAGGCCGCGATGCTCGGTCGATTCCTGCTATTCGCATTGCGGGAGAACTTACACGAGACCCGTCCGTGCTCACCAACCGCCTCGCCGACGTGCTTGCCGGTAGCTATGGTGGACGTCGAGTGGCCATGCTCTTCCTCGACTCCGCGGGTATTGCGGGTAGCGTGGGAACCAGGCTTAGAGAACTCGGTCACACTAACCTTCTCGAAGTGAACTTCGGCGCCGACAGTCCCGACAAGAAATACCGCTACATGCGGGACATGATGTGGGGCCGCATGAAGGACTGGCTGCTCAACGGGGCCATCGACATCAGCCCTCGGCTCGAGTCGGACCTGACGGCGCCAGGACTGCGCGAGGATTTGCAGCAGCGGGTGTGGCTGGAATCGAAGAAGGAAATGGAGGCGCGCGACGTGCCGAGTCCCGACGAAGGCGACGCGCTGGCGCTCACGTTTGCGCAGACGGTGGCGCGGAAGGTGCCGGAACCGCCGGCGCCCACGCCACAGTTTAGCGGACAAAACTTAGGGTGGATGGGCTAGGCCGTGCTACCCTTTGCAGCCATCTAAGCCATGATTCTCCGATTGCCTGACCTCCCAACCGCTGGCTACTCCACGCATCGAGAGCGGCAGCTGACCGACGCGATCATGTGCTTCATGCGAGAGATTGAGCGTGACCGGCTGCGGCTGCTCAGCATCGTGTGCGACGGGCGCGAGAAGTGGGTCAAGGTGGCGGGCAGTCTGTGGCGCGGCCTGCGCATCGGCGAAGACTCAGGCCTACTCAATCGCATCTACGACTACTTCTGCCTGCAGGCGTGTTCGCCGGCGATTCAGTATCAGATGCTGGCGGCGCCGACCAATCAGTTGAAGTGGCGCGAGTTGATTCGGCGCGCGATGCCCGACATCGAAGTGGAACGCGAGTTGCTGCGGTCACGAAGGGACCAGCGATGATCTTCGGTGACGACCTCTCGGCTGGCATGATGCAACGCGAGGACGATGATCGTCGGCGTCGACTGGCGCGGTATGCATTGCAATCCCTGAGTGCTGAACAAGCGCTTGCCCTTACGAATTTTATATTGGCGCATCGGGAAGACATCGAATCAGACATCAACGACTATGGCGACCTCCGCAGCCTTCTAAGCCTTCTGTATGGCCGATAGAGAATCGCCCAGCGACCTGATTGTCGAAGCGCGTAAGCGCTGGGTCCGCGCGATGGAAGCGGAAGAGCAACAGCGCAAGCGCATCGTGCTCGCCAAGAAGTTCCGCATCGGCGACCAGTGGCCTGACGCCATCAAACTCGCCCGTCAAGGTGGCAATGCCATCCAAGGGCAAGCCCCGCAACCGCCGCGGCCCTGCCTCGTGGTCGACCGCCTCTCCCAGCCCGTGCGCCAGGTGTCGAACACCATCAAGAATGCGGCCTTCGGGTTCGATGTGCTGCCGGCCGGCGGCGGCAGCGATTCCGACACCGCGGACATCTTCAAGGGCTATCTGCGCTGGATGCAGAACAACTCCCGCGGGGAGTCGCCGATTGAGTGGGCGGCGGATGGCGCGATTGAGAGCGGCATCGGCTGGTTTCGGCTGCGCACGGATTACGTGAACGAGACGTGGGACGGCGCGCTGACCGATGAGGTGATGTGGCAAGCGCTGTTCCTCGAGCGCATCACGAACAGCCTGACGGTCTACTGCGACCCGGCCGCGGTGAAGCCGACCCGCAGTGATGCACAGTTCATGTTCATCACCGAAGACATTTCCAAGGACGAATTTAAGAGGCTCTTCCCGAAGGCGGATGTGCGTGGGCTGGAGAACTTCATTGCGACCGGCGACCGCGGCAAGATGGGCACGTGGGCCACGGAAGACATGGTGCGCATTGCGGAGTATTGGCGCATCGTCTATCAGAACCGCACACTGTCCCTGATGCCGGATGGGTCCGTAGTCGAGGGCAAGCAGAAAGGCGCGGAGCAGACGCGCGTGATGCGGGTGCCGACGGTCAAGTGCGACAAGATCAACGCCATCCAATCCCTCGAGCAATACGAGTGGGTGGGCTCGCGCATTCCGATCATTCCCATCCTCGGCGAAGAGCTCAACATCGACGGCAAGGTGTGGCTGCGCGGCATCATCGAGGAGGGCATGGACGCGCAGCGGATGGTGAACTACACCTACAGCGGCGCCGTGGAAATCTTTGCCTTGGCGCCAAAGAATGCGCCGATGGTGGCGGCGCAGAGTGTGGCGAACTACAAGAGCACCTGGCAGACCCGCAATACGGTCAACCACGCCTATCTGCCCTACGACCCGTTCGGGCCGGACGGGCAGCAGTATCCGCCGCCGGTGCTCGACACGACAGAGCCACCGATTCAGGCCGCCGTCGAACTGATGCGCGTCTCGGAAGACGCCATCAAGGCCACGACGTCGACCGGCGATGCCTCGCTGGGCAACACGAACCCGAATGAGCGCAGCGGCCGTGCCTTGCAGGCGCTGCAGTCGCAATCGGACCTCGCCAACAGCAACTATCCCGACAACGTGCGGCGGGCGCTCATCTATGCCGCGGAGCTCGCGCTGGAGGTGATTCCGAAGATTACGAAGCCCGGGCAGGTGATTCACATCTTGGGCATGGATGACGAGCCGCAACAGGTGATTGTCGGGCAGCCGTTCATGCCAGGCGAGAAGGGCCAGCCGCCCACGCCTCGGCCCGACATCGACCCAGAGATTGCGAAGCTGAAGGACACGCTGCCGAAATTCTATGACCTGAACAACGGGAAGTATGCGGTGACGGTGAGCGTGGGCAAGGCGACCGCCACGAAGCGCGAAGAGGGCGCTGCCGCGCTCGGGGAACTGATTCCGCATCTGCCGCCGCCGATGGCCGCCGTGCTGACGCCGGAATACATCGAACAGCTGTCGATGCCGAACGCGCACAAGATGGCCGAGATTGCGCGCAATGCGCTGCCGCCGGAACTGCGGGCGGCGACGGACCAGAACGGGCAGCAGGGCCAGATCCCGCCGCAGGTGATGGCGCAAGTGCAGCAGATGCAGCAGCAACTGCAGCAGGCGCAGCAGATCATCCAGACGAAGCAGGTCGAGCAGCAGGGCAGCCTCGAAGAGACGAAGATTAAAGCGCAGTCGGACCAGGCGATTGCGGCGCACAAGGCCTCGAGCGATGCCGACCTCCAGATGGCGCTGCAGGTGATGAAGGACGCGACCACTATTTCAGTCGCGCATATCAACGCACGCACGAAGGGTGTCGATATGGCGGCGCACGCGCAGGAAGAAGCGCAAGCGCTCGGGCACGAACAGACGCAGAACGCCTTCGACCGCCAGCACGACGTGAACATGGCGCAGCTGGGGCATCAGCAGGCGATGCAGCAGGGTGACCAGGGCCACCAGCAGGCGCTCGAGCAGGGCGACCAGTCGGCGCAGAACGCGCAAGAGCAGCAGCAGAGTGACCAGCAGCACCAGGCCGAGATGGCGCAGCAGGCGCAGGAAGCGGCCGCGCAGCAGCCAGAGGCGAGCGCCTGATGCCTGGTCCGCTGCAGAGCCTCGTCAGCGCGCTGGGGCTGGATGGCTCGCAGACGGCGCCGCTCGAGCCTGACACGCTCGGTGTGCTCTCGCAGCAGTATCCGCGGTTCGCGCAAGCGCTCGAGCAGGCGCAGCGGAACACCATCCGGCTGAACCTCGAGGGACCGACGGTGACGGGTGGTCCCGAGCCGCCGCAGCTGTCACCGGACCAAATGCAGCAGCAGTTGCCTGGCGCGCCGCCGGCGCCCTCGTTGTTGGACCGCGCTGGCGCGTTCCTGTCGACGGGTCAGTTACCGGATACGCTCAAGCAGTTGTATCTCCAGCATGGGCCTGAGGCCTTCGCGCAGGGACTGCGCCATCTGAACAGGGCGGTCTATCAGCACGCGCCGCAGGGACGGCTGACGATGGCGCAGTTGGCGCCGGCGCTGAACGAGACACTGACGGGCGCCGGCACCACGTTGGCCCCGCTGGCGGCGCCGGCGGCCGTCCTGCACCCCCTCGGCGCGCTGATCGGGGGCATCGCCGGCACCGCACTGGCCGGCGGCGGTGAACACGTCGCGACGTCGCTCGGTGCGGACCCGGACACCGCAAAACTGGTGGGCAACATCGCGGGGTTCCTGCCACCGGAGCACCTCGCGATGGCGGCGCTGCCGTTTGCGCCGTATGCGCGCAACGCGCTGATGAAAACACTTGAGGAGGCCTCGGCGTCGAAGGTGAAGGCGCTGCTGCAGGAGAGCCCTGCGCTGGCGCCGATGGTGAAGTGGCTGCACCCGTCAGAAACCGTGGCGCTCGCGAAGATGTCGCCGGCCGCGCAGGCCGAATTCCTGCAGGTGCATCAGGCGCTACCCAGCAATGACCTCCTCGGGGCGCTCGGACGCGCCGGTGGCGAGAAGTTGGGCTGGTATGAGCACTCGCGCGCGGCCATCCAACACGTCTACGGCGACGATGCGGACCTGTTCGCCGGTGTGCTGGCCGCGACCTCGCCGCAGAACAGCGTCGAGATGAACCTGAAGAACGCGACGAAGATCTACCGCGGCTGGGTGCAAGCGGGACGTCCGACCGACCGCGAGAGCATCATCAAGATCATGGGCGAGAACGTCCAAGGCACCAAGGGCGACGAGAGCGTGCTGTCGTCATGGAAGAACAACACGGTATCGGTGCTGCAGGGCGGTCAGGCGATCAGTGGCCCGAAGGTCGATAGCTTCTGGCGCAACCTGCGCAACCGCGCGGTGGAGACGCCGTATGGCACGATGCGGCCGCAGGACGCCGTGACGCTCGATGCGTGGATGTCGAACGTGCTCGGCATCAAGCAGACGTATTTCGCTGGCAAGGGCGCCAACCTCGAGGCGCGCAATCCCGGCTACGGCCCAGGCTACCTCGCCTCGACCGCGAAGCTGCGTGAGGCGGCCACCGCGAGCGGGATGACGCCGGAACAGCTGCAGGAAACGATCTGGTCGTGGGGCAAGGCGCTCTACGAGCAATCGGAGAAGACGAAAGTGCCCGCGGTCGACATCGTGAAGAGCGGCACGCTCGACCACTCCGCGATTGCCGGCACACCGGACTTCTCGACGCTGTTCCATCAGGGCGACTATCACGACGCGATCATCGGGACGAGCCCGACGCACGCGGCGCAACTCGCGACGCTGAAGCCCTCGACGTTCCCGACGGTTGAGACGCCGTCGCCGCGCGACCTGAAGTGGCAGCTGCAAGCTGCGGAGACGCTCGACAAACTGCGCCAGAGTCGCGACATCGCGTCAGACCTCCGCACCGGCGCGAACGTGCCTGGCACGGTGGGTATTTCGATTCCGCAGGAAGGGATGCCTGGCGGCGCCTCGCGTGTCGCGCCAGAGCTCGCGACGTCGGCGTTCAGCCAGGAGCAGCGTGACCGCTTCGCGCGGCAGCTGCTGAAGCCGAACACGGACGTGCGCGGCGAGAACGTGTTACTCAAAGCGATGAGCCTGCCGACCGCGGAAACGACCGTCGGCCTCGGCCAGTGGACGCCGCCGGAAGGCGGCCCGACGCAATACAACACGCTCGATGCCGCCGGCGCGCGTGTGCGGTTGCGTGGTCGCGAGGTGCATCCGGCCGATGCGAAGCGGATTGTGACCGCGGCGCGGCTACAGGGGCTCTTCGACGCGCAGGATGCGGTGGCGACGACCGGCGTCGTTTACGATCAGGCGCACAAGGACACGCTGCACGTCTTCACGCAGAACAAAGTGAAGCAGGACGTGTTCGAGGGGCTCACGAAGCTGCTGCCGAAGGATTACGCGCTGGTGAACAAGGGCGGCGGCACGCCAGGGCATGTGATCGACATCGTGCGGCTCGACGGCGCGCCGGTCGGCGACACCGAGTCAGAGCTCGTCCGCGGCTACCTGTCGAAATATACGAACGCCGGCGCGCGCGAGATTGCGATCACGCCTGGCACCAACGTCGCCGGCAGCTATCTCGATTTGCCGTGGCACACGGGCCCGGGCAGCGGCCGCGTGAGTGCGACCGCGCTCGAGCACTACGACCAGCTGCCGAAATCGGTGCAGGCCGGACTCGACAGTCCCGCTGTGAAACGCCTGGCCGCGGCCAAACTCAAGGTTTGGGAGACGGAGGGCGCGAAGCGGGGTCTGACGGTGCCGGCGGACTACCGTCAGATGCTGCAGATTGTGGCCGACGGAGGAATTTCTGCGCTGCATCGTGTAGTGGCCAGCGCCGAGCAGCTCGTGCCTGTGCTGCTGATGCTTGGCCTGGCGCGATCCGCGTCAGAAACCCCGCAAACACGGGGAGATAGTTCTTCATAACATGGCTCCTATAGTAAGCGCTTCCTTATCATACCGCGAAAGGCGGTAAGTGACAACGAGTGCTGCACGCTTCTACGCTTCACCAGACGCTGGGATCAGCGAGAGGGACGTTCGTCACGATGGCGAAGTGACCCCGGCGAGGGCCGAGAGCCGACGCGCGACCGATGCGTCCAAGCTCACGTTCCCTCTGCAATTGGTGCTCGTGATCATTACGGGCATTATCGCCACGACGGGCGCCTTTTGGGTGGCGACCTCGCAGCTGCGCACGGATATGGCCGTCGTGCGGCAATTGCAGCTGGATCAGGTGAAGCTGGACGAGATGAAGGGCAAGCTCGAGGAAGCGAATCGCAATCTCCTACAACAGAGCCTCGACCAAGTGAAGAGTGACGTGAACGCCGTGCGCGGCCAGGTGCAGTTAGCGAACATCGAAATCGGCAACGTCCGACGTGAAATGAACGAGAGGAAGAAATGAGCAACGGCGCCGAATGTTGTGCGTTGATGATCTGCTGCCCGCCGGACGCGCAACGGGCCGCGCTGATCAAGATTTTCTGTAAGGACGGCTGCGACGATGCGAGTGCAGCGATTGCGGCCGATGCGATTCAGCGGCGCTTTGCGCTGGCGCCGAAGTCGTTTGCGGACGTGCTGGTGGAAATCGTTCACATGGCCAAGGCCGACGCGAAGGAGCACCCATGATTGGTCTGATTGTCTTCCTGATTCTGGTCGGCGTCGGCCTGTATCTCATCGAACAGATTCCGATGGACCCGGCGCTACGCACGATCATCCGCGTGGTGGTGATTCTGTGCGTGGTGCTGTATCTGATTAGCGCCTTCGGGCTGCTCGACATTCCCATTCCGCGGCTCGGTGCGCGCCGATGACCCTCGCTGATTGTTTCGATCTGGTGGCGTATGAAGCCTCAGTCATGGTGGACGATGACTTTCCGACGCTACAACGGCGTCCCCTGATTGCACGGGCGCCAGGCCGCCGCTATACCGTGACGCACAAAGACACGCCAGCCACGGCGCCGGCGGTCGAAATTACATTCAGCCATGAAGAGTTATCGAAGAGATTCGATGGCACGGAGCGCACCGCCGCTCAATCGCAGCGGCTCCGTGCGCTGCTGCGACACAAACTAAACGCGGTCGTCAAAGACGGGGCACACCGATGATCTGCATCAAGCGCGACGTGACCGACCCTGCCGCGTCACCACTGCTGATGGCGCAGGCGTTTCAGACCAACGCCGACGGCTCGACCTCGATTCGGATGCCCGATGGCACGTTCGCCTATCAGGAGCCGAATCAATACGGCGTGTTCCACTTCACGTCCGACCCGATAGGCGCCTATCAGCGCTGCAAAGTGCAGGGTCAGCTGGTGGCGTTCTGGACGCGCCCGCAGGATGCGCCGTTTGCGTATTCGTGGGTGGAGTTGCCGAATTGAACATTGCGCTGTTCGGTGGCGGGCACGGCTCGAGTCGGGCACCGGTGGCGCCACGGGTGTATCGCGGCGACATGGGTGTGTTCATCAACGGCGCGCCGGATGTCGGTGCCGGCGGCGATCAGAACCTCGTCATGTCGTTCATGTATCCGCGCTATCCCTTCGAATGGCGCGCGAAGATTCTCAGCGTGTGGCAGGAGCGGCAATCGCTGGACGTGCTGTTGTCGTGGCAGGACGATGCGGCGTATGGGATTCCGCTCGGTCAGATCGTGGCGATTCGGCAAGAGTTGTGCGCGGAAGGCTTCCGCCCGTGCGAGTGGATGGCGTCGAAGACCTACATGGAAGAAGCTGGTGCGCGCGACAATGCCGCGCGCACGCTCGCCATCATGGAGCCGACGCTAGCTGCGTTCCTCTCGGCTGATTGCATCTCGCGCTATTGCGTCGGCGGCGAGCTCGACCTCTGGAATAGCTACGATTCGCTACAAGCGATCACGGATGCGATGGCGCCGAGAGTCAACGCCATCGGGCGCACGCTCTCGGTGCATTTCTCGACGGATCGCGCCGATTGGCGACCGGATCATCCGGGGAGCACATTCGCGGAGTATTGGAATCCGAATGTCGGCAAACTCTCAGGCGGGCTTTGGTTCCAGTCGTGGTCCTACGACAGTGACGCCAACTTGCAAGCCGAGATGATTCCCATCCTCGAGCGCTTCGCTGGCAATGCGGGCGTGGCACCTGATAGCGGCTTCGGGCATCCGTTCGACTGTCATGCGGTCGAAATCAGCCTACAGGCGATGTTTGACGGCAACATGGGTCAGGCGGAGTGCGACCGGCGCGGCAGCGTGCTCCTCGCCACGCCCCCGCAGGGTGGACCGGCGGGCCTCGTCAACGTGATGGGATCAGGGAACGGGCAACTCTGATGAAAACCTTTTGGCAAACGGAACCGACGCTGATTCTGGCGATGATTCAGGCAGGGCTCGCACTCGGGATGGGCTTCGGGCTGCACATCACCGCGCAGCAGATGGCGCTGATTCTCACCTTCACCGGCACCGTGCTCGCGGTCGTGAATCGCGCCGTCGTCACCGCGCCGGCCGCCCTGCAAGCGATGTCGCCCAAGACGCTCGAAACGGCGCAAGACACCACGAAACCCGTGGCGGATGTGGTGAAAAAACTGCCATGAATGAGGAGAACACGCGATGAAGTGGTATCAGGTCTTTCAATTCGTGCTGCCGTTGGTCGCGCAGTTCTTCCCGAAGATCATTCCGCTTGTGCCCTACATCCAGCAGGGCGTGACGGAAGCGCAAGCCATTGCCGGCGCGAGCAATGCGGACAAACTGGAGCATCTCACAAACGTCGTGAAGGACGGCGCCGCGGCAATCAGTCTGACGGGCACGGTCACGATTGATCCGAACGAAGCGGCGAACGTATTGAACAGCGCAGTGAGTGTCGTGGACAGTTTCCACGCGATTCTGAAGGCGAACCAGGCGCCGGCCGTGGTGCCAGCGCCGACCGTGCCGCCCGCGGCTTGATGTGAGGGTCCGATGAAAAGGTTTTCGCATCTCCTCCTCTTCGCGGTCCTCTTATTGGCGTGGTCAGGCGTGATTGCGAGTATCAAGAAGCGACCTGACGGGATGGTCTGGCGCGACCTGTCGCCGGCTGCGTGGTTTCTGCAGGGCGTGCCGCTCGAGGCGACCTATACGCCATCCTCGGTGATCTCGATTCAGTCTGGCTCAATTACGATCACGGACACGAACACGTCGAACACCGCGACGATCACGTCGGTGGGCACGACGACATCAGCCGTGACGTTCACAGGACAGTGGGGCACCGATAGCTCCAATATCATCGCCTATTTTGGGCGTGTAGACCTGACGAATGCGACAACGGTGACGGCGACCAGGGCTGATGGCACGGCAGGTGGCACACTGACGGTCGGCTATCAAGTCGTGTCGTTTCTGCCGCAGTTCATCAAGTCGCTGCAGAAAGGCACCATCGTTATGACTAATGGTGGATCGACCTCGAACACGGCCACCGTCACATCGGTGAATACGGCGAAGGCGTTCTTGCTCTATGGGGGAACATGTTCATCCGATACCGTGACAAGCGGCAATCAGGTGAATGCTCTCCAAAACGCGCTCACGCTGACGAATGCGACGACGGTGACGGCGACACGCAACACGTCGGCCGGCACGGGGTCAACGGTGGGATTCACGTTGGTGGAGTTCAAATGAAGTTCTGTCTCGCCCTCATCGGCATCAGCGCGTCTCTCGTTAGCATCGCGGCGGCCGGTTCCGAAATGTGCTTTCTGAAGAGCGAGAAGCTTGCGGAAGGTAACAAGATCTGCTACTACAGCTGCCCGAGTGGGCCGGCGGCCTTCACGGTGAAAAGCTACGAACTCTGCCCACTTTCTATCAAGAGGTAATCATGCCTGCCAAGTCGAAAGCGCAACAGCATCTCATGCAGGCCGCCGAGCACGGGGCGTCGTTTCCGATGGCGCAGAAGGTGCGCGGCAGCATGTCGATGAAGCAGCTGCACGACTTCGCCAAGGGCAGCGAGAAAGGGAAGCCGACCCATGTGTCGAAGGCGAGCGGGCATCCACACGCCAACCTCGGAAAATATCTGCACCCGAAGAAAGGCTGATATGAGTCACACGAAGAGCGACCTCCTTGAAGCGAAGACGCAACTCATCGCCTACGTGGTGAGCAAGATCAAATCAGGCGACTGGCACGCGGTGCAGGACGGCGCCAGCGACATCCGCGAGATTGACGCGAAGCTGCAAGTGCTCAGCGAGGTGACACCACAAGGATTACCGGTGCCATCAGGGTATATGCCGCCCGCCACCGCTGAACAGATGCCGAACCAGTATCAGCAGTATCAAGGTTCGCAGCCACCATCCACGACACAAAGCCCATGGACGAAAAGGATCGGCTGATGGACACGCAAGTCGCTGCGCCTGACGCGCACACCATCGTCACCTCGACCGACGACACCGGCCGCACGCTCTCAGGCGTCGGCGTTACAACTGAAGCCCTCGCCGAGGTGATGGAGCGGCGCTCACCGGCGGAAGAGGCGGTTGGAACGTCGGCGCCTGACGCCGAAACGCAGCAGCAGGCAACCCCGGCTGCCGCGCCCGTCAAGCAGACCCGTGGCCGCGAACGCTTCTCGGAACTCGCCCATCAGCGCGACGAAGCCAAGCAGCGGGCCGAGACGCTCGAGCGTGAACTGACGGAATGGAAAGCCAAAGCTTCCCAAGCTCCTGCGGCGCCTGCGGTTGCTTCGCCACCGGCTCCGTCTTCCCCGTCGGTCCCGAACGGGGGAGATTCGGGACACTCTTCGACGCGCCCACAGCCCTCCGAAGACGAAGTGGGCACGAAATACAAGACCTACGCGGAATTCGTGGTAGACTCCGCGCGTTGGGTAGCTGAGCAATCAGCCACCGACATCGACGCCCGCGTCCGGCAGAGCATCGAAGCGGACCGGGCCTCTCGCGACTTTCTTGCACACGCCGAAAGCACCTGGGCGAAAGGGCGGAAAGTCTACGCGGACTTCGATGCGCTTCGCACAAGCGGACCAGGATCGCAGGTGCCGATGGATCACGCGAAGATCCAAGCCATTCTGCACCATCCGCAAAGCGAACATGTGCAGTATGCCATCGTCAAAGATGGCGCCCTGGCACAGCGGTTGGCCTCGATGGGGCCGATTGAATTCGGATACGCGCTCGCTTCGTTAGTGCCGACTGCAGCCGCCGCTCCGCTGGCCTCGACGGCTCGGCCGGGATCACAGACGCCACCCGCCCCTGTGCAGCCAGTGGGGTCCGGTAGCCCAACGACCGCTCCGTCGATCAGCGACCTCGCGCGCCAAGGCGATTACCAAGCCTACAAAGCGCAGCGAGCGGCCGACCGACAGCGCCGTCGATAAAGAGTAGGGCCGCCTCATGGCGAATACGTTCATCACCAACGACATCACCACATTCGAAGCCCTCGACGTGCTCGAGAACACCTGCGACACGATGGTGGGCATCAACAGCGAATACGACGACAGCTTCGAGTTTGGCGGCACGGTCCTCGGCCAGACGCTGAACATCAGAAAGCCACCGCGCTACATCGGTCGTCTCGGCCAGGCGGCGCAGATCGAAGCCATCACCGAGACGTTCGTGCCGCTCACCCTGTCCTACCAGCGCGGCATCGACACGCAGGTCAGTTCGCAGAACCTCACCCTCGACATCGACAACTACCGCGACCGCGTGCTGAAGCCGCAGATCGTGCGTCTGGTCAACTTGATCGACCAGGATGTCTGCAACTTGGCGCAGGGGCTCAACAACTTCGTTGGCACGCCGGGCGTGACGCCTTCGACGCTGACCACCTACGGGCTCGCAAAGGTGAAACTCGACAACAACGCCTGCCCGCCGGAAGATCGCTATGCGTGGATGAACCCGATTGCGGACTTCACGCTGATGGACGCGCTGAAGGGGCTGCTGAATCCTGGCAAGGAAATCGGGGCGCAATACGAGAGCGGCTCGATGACCAAGACCGGTACGCTGGGGATGGACTGGCGCATGGACCAGAACATCTACGTGCAGACGGTCGGCACGCTCGGCGCCGCCACCCCGGTCGTCGGCACGGCGCCGGCCAACGGTGCGGTGACGATCAGCACCACCGGCTGGAGCACCTCAACGCTGAACGCGGGCGACAAGTTCTCGTTTGTGTCGACCAGCACACCGGTCAACGGCGTCAATCCGCAGAGCTACCAGAGCACCGGCCAGCCGATGCAGTTCGTCGTCACAGCCACCACCACCGACTCGGGCGGCACGCTGGTGATTCCCTTCGCGCCGGCCATCTATGGTCCCGGCACGCAGCTGCAGAACGTGACCAACCTGCCGGCCGTCAGCACGGCGCTGTATGTCTACGACACGCCCGCGGCGAACTTCTCGCTCATCACCGGCAAGGCGTGCCCGTTCAACATCGTGGGCAACAAGAACTTCGGCACGCTCGCGATGGTCGACATGCCGCTGCCGGGTGGCACGGATCGCGCCTTCCGTGCGGCGTCGAAGAAATCGGGGAAGTCGATCCGCGCCATTCGCGATTACGTCGCCACCACTGACCAGTGGATACAGAGGTTGGACGTATTGTATGGCACGGCCGTGCTGCGTCAGGAGCTCGCCTGCGTCGTCGGTGGGTAGTCAAGGCTGAGAGGTCTTGTGAGAACGTGCCCGTTACCTCTGATTAGGAGATGTGATTCATGGCTTTGACTGCAACGACACTCGCGAGTGCGAAAGCGAAAGACGACGTGGTGATCAACCTCACCTCGGCCACCGGCGCGCTGCCGAAATGGCTCGCCCTCGTGGACGCGGAATGGATGCGCATCACCAGCAACGCCCTGACACCCGTGCTTGGCGTCGTCCCGGGCTACAACGGCTCGACGGCGGGACCGCACGGCATTCTGGCGCCGGTCATCTTCGGCGCCCAGAGTGATTTCGTCAACGTCGGCGTCGTGCCCAAGGGCGTCGTCACCTCGCAGAGCTTCGGGGTGGATGGCGCCATCACCGGCCCTGGCGGCGCTGGCACCGTGCCGGTGTCGGATGTGTCCGTGGTCTATCTGACGAAGGCGACGGCCGGGGCTTACACCTTGGCAGCCGCGGCGAAGGATCAGCAGAACACGATTCTGTTCATCAGCACCACGGCGGCCGCGCACACCATCACGATGGCGGGCAACGCTTCGGCGACGGACGTGGCCACCTTCGGCGGTGCCGTCGGCAACAGCTGCACGCTGAAAGCCGAGAACACGATCTGGGCCTGCGTGGCGCAGAACGGCGTCACGGTCGCATAAATGTCGCTCACTTCAACGACGCTCTCGTTGACAAAAGCGCGACATGACCGCTACGTCAAGCTGACCTCAGTGACGGGCATCGCGAACAAGATGCTCGTCTACTGCGAAGGCGAATACATGCGCATCACCGACACCTCGCAGACCGGGGCATCGGTGGTGGGCGTGGTGCCTG